CCTTGCCCACCAATCCGAGGAACGGGCCGGGATGCGTCTCGGCAACCCGAGCGAGGTAATCGACCCCGCCCGCCTGCTCAAGAGCCTGCGAGACCATGTCTCGAATGATCGCGTTCCCCTTGTCGAGCGACCCCTTCGGCCTGCCTGCGCCAGGACGTGCGCCGCCCCTGCCAGATGATTGGTTTGATTGATTTTCAATGTCCATTGAGTGCTCGCGGCTTGTTCAATGTCTAGGGTGGTGGGTCGGCTCACTTGGATAGAACCCAATGCGAAGCGTGGAGCCGCCCACCGTAATCTGCCGCGCAAATACAAAAGCCCCATACGGCTAAGTAGGGGCTTAGGGGCCGAAGCCATGAAAGTTGGCGTCACTCTCATTGGCAAAGCCACCTCTAGGGTGGCGTCGCCTGTCCATCCTCACGGACGGTGCTTCTGTGCGAATACGCGGAGCGTTGGCCGCGAGTCTATAGCATGTCCTGAGCGATGTCAAATAACCGCCCTTACTCGTTATCAGCCCACCCAATCGTCCCGCCATCCGTTGAACATGCGGTGCAGACAAGGCGCGGAAACTCTTTCGTAGAGTCGTCATACACAACGGTCCATGCTTTGTTGTGGCATCTGACGCACGCCAACACCTCTTGCCCGTCTGTCGTCGCCTTGTCAGTGCGGAAGGCCAGAAACACAACCTTGTCTGTCATCACACCCCCCGATTTATCAGCATCGCCCGCGCCGCCGAGATCAGCGCCGCCAACCCCTCCAGCGTCTCTCCGACTTCCCTTGCTGCCCGCCGTGGGTTGCCTCCGTAGACATAGCACCATCGCACCGAGAACCGATGCGCGTCAGGAAGCCCGCTGATGGCCTTCTCGACTGACATCGCATCGAGCGGATCAATCGGCACCGACACCCGCGTTTCTGCCCACACCTCACTGGCTTTGAACCCGCGCCACATCGGATGCACCCACGAGGACCGGCGAGGACGAACCCACCGCGCCCAATTCACCAGCCGCTCGTGAATGGCTTCCTGCTTGTACGGGACAGCGTTGAAGTCAATCAAGGCAGCATCCGCAAGAATGGGCTGGACAAGCACTCGCCGTTCTTTCGGAACAATGTGCCCGTCGCCTTCACCGCGTAGAACCGGCCGTCCGGTGTATCGACCAGGGCGCAGTCCCGCTCGAACGTGCCCCAAAACGACTCCACTTTGCGGACGATGTTCGGCAGTTTCTTCAATCGATACGTCTGGCATCCTGTCCCTCGTTCTGATTCGACGGCAATGCAGCCGCGTGTGTCTGCAAGTTTGAAGAATGTGTATGAGTTTGGTTTTGTCATACGAGTCGCACCTGTATGCCGTGGATCGTTGCCATCAAATGCCGCTTGAGCCTGCTCATGGGGGTGTCCATTCCCTTCACGTCCTCGACCACCTTCTCGCCTGAGTCGGTGACGTAGCTGAAGTCCGCCCGGTATCGAATGGCAGGCCGCTTCCTCTTCTCGCCGCACAGCTTCACGCCTTCGGCCAGGATGTAGACCGGCTGCAATTCGAGGCCCGCGATGTGCCCTAGCAGCGCCGAGTGAGCCAGCAGCCGATACCGCTTTGCCTCGGCTGCGCTGTCGAACGTGATGCCATCGACAACCGTCTTTCGAGCGCCGTACTTATTCGCCAAGTCCGCCCCAATCCGTCACCTTTCCGACAGGAATATCCCGACGCTCGCGCAGTTCGATCAGCAACTCGCACTCGTGCTGAATCTTCCGCAAGTCCTCGACGCCGCCCTTTTCCTTGTAGCGGGTGATTCGCTTGACGATGGAGCCCTCAAGGAACCCGAGTTCATTCGCCACGATGTATTCGACCGGCTGAATCTTCTTGTTGCGGTAGTGATCGCCGCCAGGCTGTTTGTCTAGTGCGCTCATGTCTTGCTCCTTTCAGGCCACGAGTCGGGGCGGTGTTGCCATTCGATCTGGCTCTGCTCGCATATCGCCGGTTGATCCGCGATATCTGCCGCTTGCATCTTGTTGTGGCGAACATAAGCAGCCCGCGACCAAATCTCTCCATTCCACCAGCGCATTGGCTGCTCCCATCGGATGCTGCTCGCAGGCCACCACCCCACAGACGGCGGCGGACCGCTATGCCATTTCTTGCTCATACGTCCCCTCTCTGAATCTTCACAAGTTGTTGCCGAATGAAGTCCGGAAATGAAATCGGCGTTCCATGCGTCAACTTCCGAAACTCCATGATGAGGTGCTGCGCCAGTTCTTCCCTGCCTCTGACGCGCCCGACTTCCACGCCTGCGCTGAAAAGCAGTTCGCGGCCCTGCTTGTCGTTGAATACGCTGTCTAGTGCGCTCATGCGGCGCACCTGGTGAACAAGTCTTCATAGCTGCCCCACTGCGCCGCCATCGCGTTTGCGATGCCCTGATACGTCCTGCTGCGCTCTTTCCACCTGTTCGGGCCGGGTGGCATCCGATGGACGCGGGGCTCCCTGCCTTCAACGATGTCTGTCGGTATTAATGGCGGCAGTCCCTTCAACCAGAGACAGGTGGCCTTCGTCTCGCCGTGGCCGTATTGCCACGGTTGAATCACCTGATCTGGCTTGCGCCACACAGACGACATCACGCAAACCGGGTTTTCGATGGCAATCAGGGGCACCGGAGCGCGGGCCAACGAAAGGAAGAATTCGATTGCCTCCTGCTGCCGCCCGTCTGCCCGCTTTGCCTCGAAATGACGAGCCCCGCTCACTGCGAGGTGTGTGCATGGTGGATGGGCAATCATCAAGTCCCACGGGCGGTGATAAGTGAACGCATAAAGCCAGTCAGCTACACACGGGCACCCTTCTAACGCAGCATGGATTGCGTCCCCTTGAATGTGGAATTTGCTGTTGTCCTCAGAGGGCAGCAGATCGCACGACCAGGCGTCGTGTCCACGGGCGCGGAATGCCTCACGCACCCGGCCCGAGTATTCGCAGGCGACGAGGACTCTCATGCTCTGAGCGTGTGCCACTCAGTAATGAAGCCGCCGATTACAGGCCCGTCCACCTGAAACCGTCCGCGTGGTGTTGGAGCACGTTGCACCTGGACATGAGCCGGAACAACCATTTTTTGTTTCAGCCACGCGGCCCGCGCTTCCTGCTTCGTCTTCTCGTAAGGCTTCTTCCGCTTCTCGGTGAACCTGAACGTCGTCGGGATATGGAGCCCGCCGTTTTGCTCTTCCTTCTTCAACTTCGCTGCGAATGCGTCCGCCAGTTCCTGCGTTGCAAAGTAGCGAAACGACTTGCCTGTTGGCACGCGGACTAGATCGCCCTGAGCGACGAGTGCAAGCAACATCGCACACGTCCGCTTGACTGACCGCCCGCCGACTCTCTCGGAACTGCACACGCCCTCTTCGCGTTTCGCCATCGTGCGAAGCAGATAAAACGGGCCGTCCATTGACTTCGGACGCCGACCACGGACGAACAGTTGCAGTTGATCCGGGCTCACGAAATATCTGCACTTGCGGCCTTCTGTGACTGACGTGACCGCGCCGTTCTTCACGGTGTGCCGCAATAACCCGTGAACAACCTCGCCTGTCATGCCTTCCACGTCGCACGACAGCACGCCTTGAGGCCATGCCTGCGCGATCAGGTGAATCAATTTCCACGTTGGGCGGTCTTCTCTGCTCATGCTTCCTCCGGGATGGGTACGCCTGCGGGCCACTTGCCCAGGCGGGTTAGTTGTTCGATGGCCCGCGATCAGCCACGGTTTCAGGAACTCCCACAGATTCCGCATCTCTGCGTGTCCCTGTTGCGCCGAATAAAGCGTTACGGTGTGTTTCACCAGGGCATCTCCTGCGGGTCATAAAGCGCGGTCCATGTCCGCGCTCCGATCTGCACCATTTCTGTTTCGTGCGTCTGCTCGCAGACATCGCAGAACATGTCAACACGGCCCGGCGATGCTTCGCCCTCTTCCCATAGCCACGAGTGCTGCGTCCCGCATGTCGGGCATTCCCATGCAATCGTTTCTTTTTTTACGGTGTGCCTCATGCGGCCTCCCACAAATGCTTTTGACCACGCAGCAGCAATGCCGTGTCGATGCGCGGACGACTTGGCACATTCCAATTTCCGCCGCCGCGCTCGCCTATCAGCGTCCAGCCAGCTGCGCGCAGTGATGCGCCCCCTTCTTCCGGTAGCGTGTAGGTGATGAGACGCTGAAAGCCGAGCGCCTTAGCTGCCCGCCACGCTGCCCCGTAAAGCATTGAACAAGCGTTCCGGGTGCCATCGGTGCAGCATCGATTGACCTCCAGCGTCAGTCCGTTGTCGGACATGCGAGCGACAGGACGCCCAACAATCGCAACGCCACGCACCTGTTCGCCATCGCTTACGGCCACGCTGAATTTCGCGCCCGGAACCGGCTTGTGGTGCCGGTGGTGCAACGCCACGAAGGCGTTGGCCTCGTCCAAGTTGATCGGCGTCACGCGCAGACTCATGCGGCCATCCATCCGCACAGATCACCCGTGACGATCAGAGCGGTTGTGATCAAGTCGTCACCGACATCGACGCCAGCGCGTGCGCAGTCGAGAATGAAGTGGGCTTCGGACTTGCTCATGCGGCTTCCTTCGATGCTTCGATCACGCGTGCCCTGAAAAACACCCACTGCTCGATCCCGTTCCATGGTGGCATTCCAAGAGCGGTTGCCCGCGCATCAACGCCTCCGCGTGTCTCATGCCATTGGGTGATCTCGCCGCCGCCGTCACCATCCGCGCCGTCCATCCATCGGCCTTGGTTCAGCCACGTTGACGGGTTCGGGATGAATTCCCCCGCGTCCTTCGTCCACTTCGCGGAGGCTTTTTGGGCATCGATGGCTGAGAGCATCTGTGCGAGCAGCGCATCGTCTGGATTGCGTTTCTCGAAGGACTTGCGCGCAGCGTCCTTGCCGGTCTTGTTCGGATAGGACTCCCAGAAAATCTCAAAGCGTGCATCAGCCCCCGCAGGGGGTTTGGGGGATTCCTTCCCTTCCCTTCCCTTCCTTCCCCTTCCTCCCTGCGCGTCGCTGCCTCGTGCCTGACGCGTGCCGACGCGTGCCTGACGCGTCAATTTCTCTGTAGGTGCAGGAAGTTGGCTTTCGCTTTCGCGTGGGTTGACGTGCTGGTGTGCCTTGAAAGACGGGATCACTGCGTAGCCATCGCCATAGAGACGAACCAAACCGGACTCAACCAGTTCTGCACACAGAGCATCAACGTCGCAGTTGTCTCCGGGCAGGTAACGCAGCTTGAACGTCGTTGGCTTCCACACCAAACGGCCTTCCTTGTCTGCCTCGCACCACAGCGCGATGTAGAGCAGCCGAGCCATCGGCGAACGAGACACGATGTCCGCGCTCGTAAAGAACTCTGGCTTGATGGTGCGAATCCGTGCCATGACTCAAGCTGCAAACAGGTCTTGAGTCTTTGCCGTTGCCGCTGCGAGGTTTGCAACGGCTTGCCGGTAATAGCTTTCCTTCAACTCGACGCCGACGAACTTGCGGCCCATCTCAAGCGAGACGTAACCTTCGGAGCCTATGCCCATAAACGGGCTCAGGACGATGTCTCCGGGGTTTGTCCACAGCAGCACACCACGCTCGATGACTTGAAGCTGTAGCGGGCAGATATGCCGCTCGTCGTCGTGTTCCCGTGCCGATCTGTATTGCAGCGTGTCCGATGGATTGATGTCCATCCAAACCGGGCTGGCGACTTTCTGCCACAGATCAACCGGGAACTCAGCGCCGTGCGTGATGCGGTCTTGTTGTTCGCCAGGACAACGAACCGTGATGAGGTAATCGGGAATCCCCATGCGAGACATGGCAGCGTTCTCGCGGATCGACTTGTGAAGCAGGCCGAGTGCTTTCGTGCGCTGCATCGCCGTGACGGGGTCTTTCCAGATCGTCACCTTCGCGTGGAAGATGAACCCATGCTTCTGGAACGCACGGAGCAGATCGCCGGGAAAGTCCTTCAGGCCGATGACGCCGTCGCGCTCTTTGCTCGATGGCATGTCCATGCAATGAAACGAGACATTCCGCCCCGGTTTCATGACGCGGCGCAGTTCGGCAATCAGGTAGTCCAGATGCTCGAAGAACTCCGCATCGTCGCGGACATTGCCCATGTCGCGTGGGCTGTTGCTGTAGGTGTAGAGGCTGGCGAACGGTGGCGAGAAGATCGAATAGCCGATGCTTTGGTCTGGCAGGCCCTTGAGGGCTTCCACGCAATCGCCATTTATGGCGGTGTAGGTGTCGGTGGTGACTTGTTCGATGCAATTCATGCTGCGGCTTTCAGGAATGAAGGGACAACGACGGACTTCGCTGCGTTGTAGGTGTTCGTCTGACGGGTTGTGCCGGTCACTGACTGCATGACGGCATCGCGTGTTTCTGCGCTCAGGCTTTCGGCCATCGCAGTTGCATCGCGTTCCTTGCGCTTGAGGTTCGCCACAACCGCACCCTCGGCTGATGAGGCGAACACATGGATATGGACATCGCGCTTCTGACCGAACCGCCAGCAACGGCGCACGGCTTGGTAGTAGCTCTCGAATGAGTCCGTTACCCCAACGAACGCCATGCGTGCGGAGTGCTGCCAGTTAAGGCCGAACCCGCAGATAGAAGGCTTCGAGACGAGGACGCGGAACTTGCCCGCAGCGAAGTCAGCCAGTCGCTGTTCCTTCACTTCGTGGCTGTCGGCTCCGGCGATCTGAACAGCGCCGTTGATGGCCTTCGTGAGCGCGTCGCCTTCTGCGTTCAGGTCGCACCATACAACCCACGGCTCGGAGGCTTCGCTGTTGACGATGGACGCGCAATCCTTCACGCGGTCCTCGACAGACATCCGGCGAGCGTCCCGGCGTTCACTCAGCGTCTGAGCCTCGGCAGCGAACAACATGCCATTCAGCGGCATCTCGGTCTTGACCGTGTGCTCGTGCATGTGCAGATTCGGCAGGAGATAGGCCGAGTCATCAAAGCCCAAATCAGACGGCTTGCGAACCATCGCGCCCCACTGGCTGACCCACGTCCAGAACAACTCCCGAGCGTGGCCCTTGAGCCTCCACACGCTCGTGTCCCCGCCGTCGTGCGTGAAATATTCGGCCAGCATTTCAGCCTGCGTGCAGACGCCTAGAAACTGCGCGTGCGTGCCTAGCTCAGTCCAATCATTCGGGGCTGGTGTCGCCGTCGCGCACAGCTTGAACTGCGTCTGTTCAAACGCCTGCAGGAGCAGTTTCAGAGTCTTCGAGTCATGGTGTTTGATGCACGAGGACTCATCGAGAACAACGCCTGAAAAAGCTTCAGGATCGAAGCGGTGCAGCCGGTCATAGTTCGTGATGACGATGTTCGATCCGGGTGTCTCGCTCA